TGATTTTATGAATGTATAAAATTGCACAGAGAGTTAAAAAATGAACTTCTTACAGACGGAACACGTTGAAACTGTGGCACTTTTAACACGGAAATAAGCACTTTTTAGGGGCTTCATGAGTGAAGTTCAGTCCATTTGCCACCGATTTGCCACCCACAAAATAAAATATCGTAAAAACACAGAAAAACGGTTGAACACTCTGAACAAATCAGGGACGTTCAACCGTTTATTTTTATGCTTGTATTTTCTTCTCAAATACCTCAACAGCAAACTGCTGCATACTTTCTGTATTGAATGTATATGTCTGTAATGTGGTTGTGATATCCTTATGTCCAAGACGTTCCATAACCGTCTTAGGATTTACACCACCCTCTGCCAGAATGGTACCGTGTGTATGCCTCAAACAGTGCGAGTGGAATAATGTGTTATCTAATTCATAATGAATTACTCGTGCACAGTATTTGAAAGAATCAGGTGTAAGTAATTTACCATTTTCTTTTAGACACAGAGGAGAGATTTCTTTATACGGCACTGCTATATCAGCTCTGACCTGGGTGAGTGAATTATCTGGCAGCAGGTATGTTTTTAAATATTCACCGCCATATTTCATGATATTTATTTTTCTTTGTTTGATAGCATATTTCAGAGCTTTTTCTAACGTCTGTCCGATTTTTATAGTGCGATAAGAATCATATTTTGGTGGTTTGATGTACCAGGTTTTCTCGATTTTAATCATCTGACCTTTGATTCTTAATTCGTGTTTTGAAAAATCAATATCTTCTTCTAAATCAATTGCAAAAGTTTCACCGATTCGCGAGCCAATGCTATAGGGAACTACGAGAGATAGGTGAAACGGACTAGTTTCCGGAAAACGTGCCAGAATCCTGTCAAATTCTTCTTTAGAGCAAACATATTCAGCATGAGCTTTTGCGTCCATGTCTATTGGCATTTTACCGATTTTGACCGGAATACAAGGATTGTATTGAATGTATTTCAATGGCAAAATTGCATAATTCATAGCACCTTGCAGACAAGTTAACGTGTTTTTAACCATGCTTTTTGAAAAACCTTTCAGTTTCATGTCATCAATCCATTCCTGGACCTTATCGGGCGTATATTGAAAAGCACTTAATTTGTAAATACCAAATGCAGGTTTTAAGTGTAATCGAATTTTTGATTCATAGTCACGAAATGTTCTATAACTATATCCATGATCAATATTTTTCTTGATTGCAGTTTCCAGCCAATAGTCCAAGAAATCAGCAACACTGATTTCTTTGGGTGAGAATGTTCTGCCGGCACTATTATATTCTGCAATAGCAGCGGCTCTTGCGTCCAAGGCTTCTTTCTGTGTACGAAATCCACCCTTTTCAATTTTGTTTCGTTCGCCATCAATTTTGGCAGTGTCAAAATAGTAAGACCAGGTCTTACCTCTTTTTCTTACACCTTCAGCCATAACTAACATCATCCTTTCCTAAAAATGGGTATAAAAATAACAGCCAGCTTGGAACAGATGTTCTGCTTGCGTGACTGCTCCGGAGATGATACAATAATTTTGTTAGGTTAGGAGATTACTTGTGTCTCCGGATATTTACTTGTATTTGCCGGTTTCTGTTGGAGCAGGAACCGGTTTTTCTTTTGTTAATAAAATTAGTATTGATACTGATTTGTATAAGCAAATACTTTATAATCTGCAATGGATGCGCTTGTGATATCTTCCGGAAGAAATACCGGTTCTAATTCAAATCCAATTTCTTCATCAGGCTGTAAAGTGTTTGCAAGAACAGTCGAAAGCTGACCAATCGGTTCAGCATTTTCATTGAATAAGACCGCAGTTACACAAATATCTGTCTGAGCTGCTCCGGTTGTGTTTTTTACTTTTCCGTGTAAGTCAACACTACCCATATCCTTATCGTAAACCTCTGTATTACTTACTTCTAAGCGAACATTGTCTACTTTCGCAGTGGAAGCATTAATGTGAGGAGTGATTGTAATTCCTTCGGTTGGAGTTTGGTCATCCATAAGTTGTTCTTCGTAATAATAACCTTTTTCACCCGGTTCAATTACTTGAGGAGCAGGTGTAAAACTTCCACTGGTTGTATGAATGATTGTTCCATCTTCTGCAGTTAATTCATAGGAACTGAAATCTAAATACAAATTACTACTTCCGGTATTTTCAATTTCAACAATAGACTGTCCAATTAAATCAGAGATGCTATCCCGGTAAAATGAAACATTCTTATAAGTAACTTCAAAAGAAGCTTGTTCTTTGGAAGTATTATTTGCAGTGTCAGAGGATGAAGAATCAGAAGTAGTTGTATCACTTGTTCCGGTTTCTGATTCAGTTGCTGTTTCTGAAGCATCTTTAGAAGTTTGAGTCAATTCAACAGTAGAAGTTGTACCCATTGCTGAGACTTCATAACTGATTTTCCCATTTTTGTATGTAAATTCTTTGGTATCATCAGTCGATGCAAGCAATGCGGAATCTGTTTTTTCTTTATTCCTATCAGAAGTCCATGAATATTCTTCAACAAATTCAGTTGGTGCAGTATACGTTCCAGACCAATAAACGGATTTTGTTGCCCCATCATCGGAAATCCAGTTAATTTCGATAGAATCATCAGTTATTGTTGCTTCTTGATAAGAACCATCTTTATTTTCAGATGCCCACACACCGGTTAGGTCAGTTGGTTCTTTTGCCTCTTCCTCTTTTTCTTCGCTCTGGGAAGTTTTAGAGTTTTCTTTTGTGCTTCCGGAAAAAGAGCCGGTTCCGCACCCTACGACACTGACTGATAATGTAGCCAGTAGAAGCATTGTTACAATTTTCTTTTTCATAGGTAATTCCCCTTTCATATAAAATACACAGTAATTTCATTATTTATTTTATCCTTTGTGAGTGCATTTATATATGCGCCTTGTCCTCCTTTCAAATTCAATCTATTTTCATCACTCCCAGAGCAGGAGTGAAATATACCGCATAATTATCCACAGTCGCATACACACCGTATTTGCTCCGGTAGCAGTCAACTGCTTCTTTCAAATATTCTTCCGTCACATCCAGATATTCCGCTATGTCTGATGCGGACCGGCAGCCATTCTCAAATGCTCTGACAAGTCCCATGAGTCCGATTTTGAGATTGTATCCATAGAGCCGTGCACGGTACTCTTGTTTTCTATTCGATGCATCTGTCTGATCTAAGATGTTTCCGGAAGTGGTGTAGTAGTGTCCGAGTTCTTCTGCGAGGACACAAGACTTTTCTGTTTGAGTTTTAATTGTGTGCCGAATGGCTATTTTATTTCCTTTAATTCGCCCATCACTGGAACACAATGGCTTTTCCTTTATAATCAAATTTTCATTATCTGATTCTATCAGCATTTCTTCATAGTTCAAAAAATCACCTGCCAAATCAGAAGTCGTCATCATCCATGATATCGTCATCATGCTTTTTCATTTCGTCAGTTACTTCAATGTCGGTACGCTCGTGAGCTGCGACTGCTTGCAAATAATTATCATTATACAAAGGGCTGCAAGTCATTTCTTGAACGGTGTTCAAAAGTTTTACTTTACCTTTTTGATTCAATTTAGAGGCTTCTTCGATCAAGGAATTTTCATAGCTGTTTTTCTGAATAGAGATAGTTTCAAGTTGTGAATGTTCCTCTACTAGGTCAGCTTTTGAAATTCCGAAATAATTTGCCATGAGTTCTATTTTGTCAATTCTAGGATAAGAATTACCCTTAACCCAATCAGTGAAAGTAGTATATTTAACACCTAGAGCTTCACACATTTCATTTCTAGTTTTTTGGTGTTTATCCATATAATAGAGAATATTTTTTGACATAATTTTTTTATTGCCAAGATTATTCATTTTATCACCTCTCTTTAATGTAAGTGTAATATAAAATCGTAAAAAAATCAAGAAAAACTAAAAAAATTACGAAAAAACCGTTGACATTACGATTAAATCGTAATATACTATACTTGTACCAAACGAGTACGCAATATAGAGAAAGGAGGAAGAAACGGTGGATGAAATGATAGAGAAAATAAAAAAAGCCAGAAAAGTGATAACAGCACTCATCTGGCTCGCCTTGGAAATAGGCACTCTACTTTCAGTCATAAAAATGATAGTAGAGTCATTATTTTAGAGGGAAGGGGCGAAAGCCCCAACCCACTTTTACCTTATCATGGATTCACCGATAAATCAATATGAAAAAATTAATTTATGAATTGATTAAGTTGATTTTAGCGATTGTAATTCTTATTTGCACAGTAGTAGGGTTTTATTTACTGCTGGTCTGACAAAAAAGCTGACCTATCGGCAAGACGGGGAGAAAGGAAACAATAGTGCAAGGCAAGATTCCAGAAACGATGGAAACAACTTTGAAACAGGCTCGTGAGTTATGTGGATATACACAGTCGGAAGCTGCAAAAAAAATTGGAGTAAGTCCAGATACGCTTGGAAATTACGAAAGGGGAAAAAGTTATCCGGATATTCCAGTGTTAAGAAAAATTGAAGAATTATATGGAGTACCGTATAGTAGACTTATTTTTTTACCATTAGATTACGATAAAACCGTAAACAGAATGTAAAAAACTTTAAACTTACAACACCTGAAAGGAGAGTGAGAAAAATTATTGTAAAAGGAGTAACGAAAAAGGTTGGAGAGTATTTAGAAGAAAATAAGGTAAATCTTTCAAAGTTAGCAGAGGAAAGTAAAATTCCATATTATTTGCTTTATGCAAGTGTACGTGACAAACATCTGGAAAGAGATTTAAGGGCAGATGAGTTTTTAAGTATTTGCGTAGCACTGAATCTTAATCCGGTTGATTTTATTGGAAAGGGAGAGTGAGAAAAATCAGTAGAAGAATAAGACGTGAAAGTGACTCATCTGACAGTATTGCATACAACAATATCATTGCAAATATCAAGGATATCATCAGAAGCAAAGGCTTAAAGCAGTCATTTGTAGCAGAGCAGGCTGGTCTTACTTCGCAGAGTTTCAGTGATATTCTGAACAACAGAAAACTTTTGCGTGTGGAGCATCTTCCGGAACTGGCAGATGCGTTGGGAGTTGAGATTGAAGACTTTTTTAGAAAGAGAGGTGAAGAGGTATGAAGTGCTATAAATGCGGACATGAACTTAATCTCTTAGAGGATGAACGCTATTGTCCTAAATGTGGATATCCGGTAAATCCATATAAAGATGAAGTAGAAAAGGAATTACATAGCTTTGCGCTTGACATGGACATGAAAACGGTATGTGTGAATGGTGTTCGTTTTGATACAGTAAAGGCATTTTCATTAAATTGTGTGGATAGAAAATGTACCCTTACTGTAACAAAAGACGATATTTATAAAGCTAAATTTTAGTTTGGAAGTTCCAATAATTCAAAGTCATTTACATATTCGGTCTTTCTTAAAGAACCGGTACGTTGAAGTGTTTCAATGGCTAATTCAAGTTGTTTTGGGTCGGAAAGACATTCAAGCATATCTGGAAAAGAAAAGTGTGTTTTTCCGGAAGTTAGATATTCAGATTGTAAGTGACGAAGAAGTTTGTTTGAAAATTGACTCATGTGCATTTTCCTTTCTATTGAATAATAGTGTTGTTAAATATTGTAGGAAAATAAACGGTAAAAGTCAATAAAAAAATAGTTACAGATAATGTGGAAAGACAAGAATTCACAATAAGAAAGGAAGAGTGAGAGAAATGAAAGTAAATCCTATTAAGTTTGAAAAAAAGTTATTTGTGGCATTAGCGGATAATGTTCCTTTTGATATTAAATGTGATGTGAATTATAAGACATCCAGCGGAGGAGTTATCAAAGCTATTTGTGTAAAAAATGTAGCGGTTAGTGTGGATGACGAGGATTACTGCGGAGTATATAAAAATGGTGAAATGATGGAAGCTTTTAACTATGGGCTTTATCATAATGAGGCTTCTATTTGCACAGCTATTGTGTTAGCAGTGTATGAGCAACTGAATTCTTCAAAGGAAGATGCTTTTGGTGTTCTTGACATTGAAAGTGCAAAAGATAACGGGACTCGAAGCATCGCACTCACAAAAAAAGAGTGGAGCAGTATCGAAATTTATTTGATGTTTACGAAAGAGTATTTCAAAAAAATTATTGGGGTTTGGGAAGAATTATCAAAACAAAAAGATTTTGAAGGAAATTCGAAGTATCCGGTTGCAATTAAAAACGTTAAGTTTTTAAGAGGAACAGAGCAGGACGCTGAAAGACTTCTCTTAAATGTCAAAGAATTGAAGTAATGAAAATGGATAAAAGAGAACGAGGAGAACGAGGCTGTGCAGGACCAGAAAAAAGATAAAACTTACAATGCTCTGTGATTTCATCAACAACGAGTTAAAAATAGTTTTGACAGTAAAAAACATTAAAGATGGATATGCGGATTGTGAAGTGCATTTTGAAACAACAGAGCACAAAAATGATGAACGAGGATGGAAACATGTGCAACTGAATATGGTATTCAAGTTATTACAAAATAAGAGGATAGAAAATGAATAATTTAAAAATTTTTAATTCAGAAGAGTTCGGAAACATCCGAACAGTGACTATTGATAATGAAATTTGGTTTGTGGGAAAAGATGTAGCAGATGCGCTGGGGTTTAAAAATTCCCGAGATGCGATTTTGACACATGTTTTTGGCGAAGATAAGGGAGTAGAGACTATCTACACCCTTGGTGGAAATCAGAAAGTGACAGTAATTAATGAATCTGGATTGTATGCATTAGTGTTTAGTAGCCGTTTGGAAAGAGCTAAGGAATTTAAACGCTGGGTAACCAGCGAAGTCCTTCCGACCCTGCGCAAAACAGGACACTATGAAATGGAGAACTACTCTCCGGAGATGCAGGCAATCTTAATGCATGACAAGAAACTTGTCAAAATGGACGAGCGAGTAACGACTCTGGAAAATACAATGACTCTGGATTACAGCCAGCAACAGGCACTTGGCGAGGCGGTCAATTATGTTGTCGTTGATGTGCTTGGTGGAAAAGAAAGCGATGCATACAAAGAAATCGGAAAGAAAGTATTTTCTGAGTGCAATAGAGACTTGAAGCGATATTTTCGTGTAAACGCACGGAACAACGTGCCGAAGAAACGATTTGAAGAAGCTGTTGAATATGTGCAGTGCTGGAGACCTTGCACAAATACTCAAATTGCAATCAAGGAGCATAATTCGCAGATGTGATTTGCATAGAAAAGATAAAAGAAAGACAGGTGAATATTTTGAGATTTGCGGAAAAATTAAGAAATGCCATGCAGGAGCTAGATTTAAATCAAGCTCAGATGTGCGGTCTTACAGGAAAAAGTAAGGCATCTATAAGTCAGTATCTTTCCGGAAAGCAAATACCATCGGAAACGGTTCAGTGTGACCTTGCAACAGCTCTTGGACTCTCGTCAGATTACTTTATGAAGTCTGATGAAAAAGTATTTGTGCTTCCAGCGTCTGATGTAAGAGATAAAGTGATTCAAAAACTGGAAGTCGAAAAGGCGGCAGAGCTGTTGCAAATGAATCATGTAACAGTCCGCAAGGGACTTCAGCAGGGAGTATTCCCTTGGGGCTATGCGATACATACATCAGCGAACAGGTGGGTGTATTTTATTAATGCGAAAAGATTCGCTGAAATCGAAGGGATTGCAATCCAATAAAAAACGTCCCATAGGAAAGTGCAATTCCTGTGGGACTAAAGATAAAAGATTTCATTATGATTTTAGCAGATGAAAAGAGGAAAATCAATGAAAAGTAAGAAAAAAGTGGAATCTATTACAGAAACAATCGCAGGACTCTGGATTGGAACTTGCGTTAGTGGTTGGCTCTACGAAGTGATAGAGTGCAATGACACATTAGCAATGCTGTTTTTGGTAGCAGCGTTGGTTGGAATGGCTGTGTGCTTTGGGATTACGGCTGTAATTGATGCAAAATGGCAGAAAGAGCAGAAGAAACAGGCAGATAGAGAAATTATGTTCGGTGACTGGATAGAAAATACAATGTTAAAGGAGAAGTAAGAAGCAATGGTAAATAGTGTAACAATCGGGGCAATCGAGTACGAAGAGTTGGTAAGAGATTCGGAGAAAGTCAGAGTCTTAAACAGCTTGTTAGACAATTCAAGAGAATGCGGAGAGGAGAAAATGACACTGGACGTACTTAGTGCAGTGCTTGGTGTAGAAACGAGAGAACCGTTGACAGTAGATAAAGTTGTAGAGCTGTTTGAAGAGAAATGGAAAGAGGGCTGAAATTATGATGGATGAGTATATGTTAGAGATGCGAACCGGTGCCGGATGCGCTGCAAGCGCAGCTTCTGCCGGACATAGAAAAGAGCAGACGAGAGAGTATGAGACATTAGAAAATACAATTTTAATCATCAAAAAGGAGGATACAAAATGTTAAAACTTTACGAAATCACAGGGGAATACCTGACACTTTGTCAGATGGCAGAAGATACCGACGTGGATGCAACTGTATTTGCAGATACGCTTGCATCTATTCAGGGAGAATTAGAGGTGAAAGCGGACAGCTATGCAATGATTATCACCAATTTGAACGGCGATGTTGAGAAAATTGATAAGGAAATTGAGCGTTTGACACACATGAAAAAGGTGCTTAAGAATCGTACCAATCACTTAAAAAATAACCTCGAAAACGCAATGAAAATGATGGATGTAAGAAAGCTGAAAACAGATTTTCGTTCATATTCAATTCAGAAAAATCCACAGTCATTGAATATTATTGATGAGTCGAAAATTCCTGCTGAGTATTTGATTTCGCAGGAACCGAAGTTAGATAGAACTCGACTGCTTGCAGATGTCAAAGCAAATCCGGAGAAGTTTGCAGGGATTGCAGAGACAAAGCAGACTGAATCCTTAAGAATCCGATAAGGAGTAGAAAAGAAAAATGGAAAAAATTTATGGGGCGATTGCCTCAATCATGGAAAATATTGGTCCGATTGGGAAAAACCGAACGGCAAAAGCGAATAAGTTTTCGTATTCTTACAGAGGCATTGACGATGTATTTAATGCTTTACAGCCTCTTATGATTAAATACAAAGTCTTTTGTGTACCTGATGTTAAGGACATCGAAGCAATCACAGAAGCATCTGGGAAAGACTTGACAATGAAACGTTCAATTGTGAAAGTCGATTATCATTTTATGTCAGCAGAGGACGGTTCAAAAGTCACTGTATCAATCGTAGGCGAAGGGATGGATAATGGAGATAAAGCATTAAATAAAGCCTTGTCAGCTGCATTTAAATATGCTTGTTTTCAACTTTTTTGCATCCCGACAGAGGGAGCAATGAGAGATTCAGAAGAGGAGTTTTTGACCGAAAAAGAGCTTAATAATATTCGTGTTGCACTGCAATATGCAGGAAAAAGTGAGCAGAATATTTTAGATTATTTAAACAAAAAAGGTTCTACAGCGCAGAGAATCGAAGATATTTCTTACGATGATTATTATATGCTAATGGAATTATTTGCTACTTCTAGGCGACCAGAAGCAGTAAAAAAAGAACAAAAACAGGAGGATAATAGAAATGAATAACGTAGCATTAATGGGAAGATTAACAGCAGCACCAGAGGTTAGATATACCCCTGGTGAAAACTCAATAGCGATTGCCAGATATACACTTGCAGTTGACAGACGTTTCAAGAAAGAGGGGGATGCATCTGCTGATTTTATCAGATGCGTTGCGTTTGGAAAGCAGGCAGATTTCGCAGAGAAATGCCTGGAAAAAGGAACGAAAATCTGTATCTGCGGAAGAATCCAGACTGGAAGCTATACAAACCGTGATGGAGCAAAAGTGTATACGACCGATGTGGTTGTGGAAGAACATTATTTCTGTGAGAGCAAGGCAACAGGAGCGGGGACTCATTCTGCTTCGGAACAGAGACATGTGGATGATGATGGATTTATGAACTATCCAGACGACGGCGAACTTCCGTTCTAAGGAGGGGAAAATGGCAGAAGTAAAATGGATAAAAATCGTGACGGATATTTTCGATGATGAAAAAATTTTGTTAATCGAGAGTATGCCTGAACATGATGCTATTATCGTAATTTGGTTTAAATTACTCTGTATGGCTGGAAAGACTAATAATAGTGGGGTGTTTACCCTAAACGACAAGATAGCTTATACAGATGAAATGCTGGCAACTATTTTTAGACGTCCGAAAACGACTGTACAGTTGGCACTTAAGACATTTGAGCAGTTTGGCATGATTGAAATTGTCGATGGAGTGATAACGATTCCGAATTGGGGAAAACATCAGAGTCTTGATGCTTATGAAAGAAAAAAGGAGCGTGACAGGGAAAATAAACGCAGGAAACGAGCGGAGCAAAAGGCACTTGCACAGAAATCCGACGATGTTGTCGCCCGACAGTCGCCCGACACGTCGACGGACGGCGCAAAAAGTCGTTCCCTAGAAGAAGAGGGAGAAGAAGATAAGAAGGAGATAAGAGGGAGAGTAGAAGAAAACACCGAATTGCCCCCACCCCCTTTACAAACAAATTATGAAACTCTTTGCAGACAATATGGGAAGTCATTTGTTGATGAAAGAGTTACAAGAGCTAAAAAATACAGTGGCACAACAATGGCAACTGTTGCTAAATGGTGCGAAGAGGATGCAGCAGCAGGAAGAACTAAGAAAACGAAATTCAGCAATTTTCCGAACAGGGATTATGATGTCTCTGATTTAGAGAGAAAGTTGTTAAGGAGAAACACATGATAAACGGAGAGTTGATTGTAGATAACTTCGCAGGAGGCGGAGGAGCATCTACAGGGATTGAGATTGCAACAGGATATAATGTCGATATTGCAATTAATCATGACCCAGAAGCGATAAGGATGCATAAAACGAATCATCCTAACACAAAACACTATTGCGAAAACGTATGGGCTGTTGACCCAGTAAAAATCTGCAAAGGGCATCCTGTAGGACTTGCTTGGTTTTCACCAGATTGTAAGCATTTTTCAAAAGCAAAAGGTGGGAAACCAAAGAATAAAAATATCAGAGGTTTAGCATGGGTGGCATGTAGATGGGCGGGGCTTGTTCGACCAAGGGTGATTATGCTGGAAAATGTGGAAGAATTTAAAACGTGGGGTCCACTTAACAGAAGTCATCGTCCAATAAAATCAAAACAAGGAGAAACATTTAAAAAATTTGTAGAACAGCTGACTGATTTAGGGTATAAAGTGCAGTTCCGAGAACTGATAGCAGCTGACTATGGTGCTCCGACAATGAGAAAAAGATTTTTTATGATTGCAAGATGTGATGGAAAAGAAATTGTATGGCCGAATCCCACGCATGGACCGGCAGGGAGCAAAGAAGTCGAGGCAGGTATTTTAAAGCAGTACGTTGGAGCTTATGAAAAAATAGATTTTAGTCGTCCATGTCCGTCGATTTTTGATACCGCTGAGGAAATAAAGCAAAAATACGGAATACGAGCAGTACGTCCATTAGCACCAAAAACAATGAACCGGATTGCAAGAGGCTTAAAAAAATTTGTATTAGATAATCCAGAGCCGTTTATTATTCAGTGCAATCATGGTGGTGAGCGTAAGCAAAATGATATTTTTAAACCATTGCCAACGATTACAGGAAAACACGGATACGGAATTGTAGAGCCATTGCTCTCACCTATTATCGATAAAACGTATGGTGGCAATTACCAAGGCGGCGGAAGCAAAGCAAATAATCCGCTTGATACAATTACAACAGTTGACCACAACAGACTTGTTGAAGCAGTATTAAGTCCTATACTTATTCAATATCATTCTGAAACTACAAAAGATGTTAGAGGGCAAATAGTAAAGAATCCAATTATGACAGTTGATAGCTCAAATAGATATGGATTGGTAACTTCATTTCTTAGCAAATTTTATAAGAGTGGAACAGGACAAGATATAAGAGAGCCACTTCATACAGTTACGACTTCCCCAGGACATTTTGCAGAAGTAAGAGCATTTTTGATTAAATATTATGGAGATGGAACAGGACAGAATATTGAGTCTCCGCTGGATACGGTAACAACAAAAGATAGATTTGGATTAGTTACAATCAAAGGTGTTGATTATCAAATTATAGATATTGGATTGAGAATGTTAGAACCAGAAGAACTGTATGGATGCCAAGGATTTCCGGATGATTACATAATTAATCATGACTATACCGGCAAAACATATCCAAGGAGTGAACAAGTAAAACGATGTGGAAATGCAGTTTGTCCGCCAATACCTGCTGCATTAGTAAAGTCGAATCTTCCAGAACTCTGTAAAGCCAAAAGACAACCAAATTTTAGAACAGATAGAGTAAGTGAAGAAAAAAATGGACAACTAAGATTTGTATAGAAAAAGAGGTGATAAATTGAAAGTGATTATGTTTGTATTAGTGCTCTTAGCACTTACAGCAACCTGCTGGATGATTGTTCAAGATACTGACAGAGAAGTGGACGATGCCGAGCAGGAAGAATATTTGAAGAAATGGATGGAGGAGAGAAAGAAGTGATAAAGAACATGGGAGAAAACAGAGTAATTATATCTTTGACAGAAGATGAATTGTTAGATACTATTGCTAATTTTAAAGCGTTGAAGCCGATGATGCAAAATATTGTACGTAAAGCAAATGGCAGTGATACAAAACAGGGAATGAAAGACGCAGCTGAGTTGGGGCATGACTTCGATGTAGCAATTGAGGCTATGACAATGTTAGTTGTGAACATCCAGAAAGGAGAGGAATCTTGAGAGTAGAGTTAAAAAATGGAATCACACTGGAATTTGACTCGACCGGAATGGTGGAAGATTTCAAAGAATGTGCACGAATGGCAGAAGAACCAGGCGGTGATAGTAAAGATTGCAAGACATGCAAATGCAATAAAGTCGTTGGTGATATAGGGCTGTGTACGATTCCGGAAGTAGAGAAAGCGTTAGAGGGAGAAAAATGCGAAGAGAACAATTAGAGCAGATGCTTGGCAAGAAAGTTGAAGTAACATTAGTTGACAAAGTGAAGTATACAGGAATCTTAAGAAAGACTAGGGACGAGGCTTTTAGAGATAATCCTAATTTGTTTTATCCATTAAGATATTACTTTTTGACAGATGAAGCAAATCAATGCAATTCAGCATTATTCCGTGTATCTTACGTGTGGAAGTGCAAGGTAATCAAATAAACGGAAAGGAAAAATAAATGGGTTATAGAGATATTACATCCCAGAGTGCTGTTAAGCCAGTGCTCTGGGGAACGAGAGCGGTGGAGAGAGACAAGAAAAGACAGCAGGAGCTGGAACAATTACATAATGTTCGTGTTGGGAAAGAAGTAAAGATTCAGGTGGAAGATTCCGATATCTCGGATGGGAGAAAACGCAAAAGAGTGGAAATCAAGAAAGCGACTGTTGCAGGAGTCTATGAGCATTTCATCCTGCTGCATTTCAAAGTAAAAGGCAATGGTTTGCAGGAAACATTCTTCTGGGATGACTTCCGGAAAATAAGAAGATAGCAAGTAACACGAGAGGAGGCGATGCCAGTGGAGCAGGAAAATGACAAGAAAAAAGAATACCTCTGGCAATACAGAAAGGCAGAGAGAAGAGAACAAAATATCTTGGAAGAAATCCAGGAACTGCGGGCGGATAAGTTGTTTCCGTCCGTGTCCATGGATGGGATGCCAAAGGGAAGCGGTCAGGCAGATTTGTCTGACTTTGTTGCGTTGATGGACGAACTAATTGAGAAACTGAAAGAAGAACGTCTTTGCAAAGTAAAACTCAGAATGGAGATAGATGGGAAAATAAAAAGAATGGACGATACAGATGAAGCAGATTTGTTAAGGATGCGTTATCTTCGAGGAATGAAGTGGGAAGAGGTAATGGCAAAAACAGGATATTGCCGGGCACAAGTGAATAGAATACATGGAAAAGCATTGGAACATTTTGAAATGTAAAAATTAGGGATAAGATTTCTTTATAAGTATTGACATACGTATTAATACGTAGTATAATAGAATTAACTTAAGGAAAGGAGAATATCAGATGCCAATCAAGCCAAGTGAAATGATAAAACTTTTAAAGAAAAATGGTTTTGTTGCAGTCAGTCAGAATGGCTCGCATGTAAAGATGCGAAACCAAGAAACTGGAAAACAAACAATTGTTCCTCTACATAACAAGGATTTGAAAAAAGGAACAGAACAGACAATACTGAAACAGGCGGGGCTGAAATAAGCCCCTGTCTTTCAAAAAAAGTAGGAGGTAAGGGCAATGAAGAAGTTATTTTATCCAGCAATTTTTCACAAAGCAGAAGAGGGAGGTTTTTGGATTACATTTCCAGATTTACCTGAGTGCATAACGGAAGGCGATGATATGGAAGAAGCATACAATATGGCAGTAGATGCTCTTGGCTTGACATTAACTGACCGTATCAAATCCAAAGAAGAACTTCCAAAGGCGTCTGATATTGAAAATATAGAAAAACAAGAAGATGGTGTAATTGTTGTAGTTCAGTTCGATAAAGCTGAATATGACCGTAGACACAATAGCAGAGCAGTGAAAAAGACACTTACAATTCCGGAATGGTTAAATGAAGAAGCACTTGCTATGAATATTAACTTTTCACAGGTACTTCAAGAAGCGTTGATGGAAAAAGTTGGGATTCGTTAAAAAATTAAAAGATGGAATAGAATGAGACATTCACTTTATGATATAGTGTAAATGGGTTTGAAAGGCAGAGAGCAAACAAAGTTTCATTACCTAGCCTATTTACGGTCATTGGTTTTTGATTTCCATAGGTATCCTCTAAAGTATTAAATGTTATGTAATCACAGCCTGCTGGTGGTTCGGCAGGCACATCAAAGCGTAGCTCAGTGGTAGAGCACTTGCAACGCATCTGCAAGAGGTCGGGGGTTCGATTCCTTCCGCTGTTGCTCACACGTGACGGTGTGCCCACTTGTTCGGGTAATGGACAAGAGCTGGTAAGTGCTAAACTTGCATGTTTCTCTTTTCTTTACATTTTATCTATATAGCACCCGGTATTTACTGGGTGCTATTTTTATACATAAATTTAGCAAGACAGGAAGGTGGGTGGATGGCAAACTATGAAAACATAAAAGATGCAAATAATAATCGAACTCCGAACGAACGCCGAGAATTAGCGAAAAGAGCTGGTGAAGCATCCGGTGAGGCAAGGAGAAAAAGAGCGAATTTTAGAAAAACTTTAAACCTGCTGCTTAGTGCAAAAATTGAGAACGAGGAATTAACTCCATTTCTGGAAAGCCTTGGCATAGACAGCACTCTTGAAAGTGCAATCAATATGGCAATGATAAAGAAAGCACTAAAGGGTGATGTAAAGGCTTATGAGGCTGTAGCACGGTTTGCAGGACAGTATGAAGTGCCAGACGAAGAAATCCGAGAGAAAGAAGCAGATATTGAGTTGAAGAGGGCAAGGAAACAGCAGATAACTGGTGAAAACGAGACGGATGAAGCGTTAGACAGACTGGATGCGATACTAAAGGAGATGCGGGACAATGCAGTTAAGCAAGAAACAGAATGAGTATATTTTACATGCAACGCATCGCTGGAACATTAAATCCGGAGCAGTTCGTTCCGGAAAGTCTTTTGTTGATACTGCTTATATTGTTCCATTCCGGATTCGAGAAAGAAAAGGGAAACCGGGATTAAATGCTATCTTAGGAGTGTCTAAAGCATCTATTGAGCGAAATGTATTGCAACCAATGCGTGAGTTGTATACCGATAAATTAATTGGGACAATCAACAGTATGAATATTGCGAAGATATGTGGCGAAGATGTGTACTGCCTGGGCGCAGAAAAAGTTAGCCAGGTCGCAAAGATACAGGGGTCAAGTATTAAGTATTGTTACGGTGATGAGATCGCAAAATGGAATCAGGATGTGTTCCAGATGTTAAAGTCACGATTAGATAAACCATATTCTTGCTTTGATGGTGCGTGCAATCCGGAGCAACCGACGCATTGGCTGAAAAAATTTATTGATAATCCAGAGTTGGATATTTATCTACAAAAATACACTATCTTTGATAATCCGTTTTTGCCTGATGAATATGTTGAACAGCTCTGCAAAGAGTACGAAGGCACGGTCTGGTATGACAGGCTAATATTAGGCTTGTGGAAACGTGCAGATGGGGCAATTTACAAGCGTTTTGCAGATAAGCCAGAATTGTTCAGATGCGAGATAAAAGACGAAATAGAGGGCAATACAGAGCATAGAGAGTTTAAGAAAACAGATATTGTGTCGATTGAAGTTGGTCTGGACTTTGGTGGAAATAAATCCGGTCATGCTTTTGTGGCAAGAGGTTACACAGACAATTACAGAGAAGTTATTGGTGTAATGAGCAGGCGCATTATGTTAGAAGATTATCCGGAAGGGATTGACTCAAAGAAACTGACAGAGCTTTTTTTAGAATTTGTACAGGAAGTCATTGACAAATATGCGGTAACAGATGGGCGAGGAGAATACATGCAGTACTGCAATGTAGAAACGGTATATTTCGACAATGCGGAATCTGTTCTGGGCGCATCTATTCGGATTAACGTAGAGACGAAATATCCATGGATATCTGTAAAGCCAGCAAAGAAAAAGGCGATTATTGACCGTATCCGCTGTACACAGATGTTAATGGGAGCAGGGAGGTTCTTCTTGACAGAAGATTGCGAGAGTTTAGAAACAGCTTTTTGTGATGCGGTTTATGATAAAGAGTCTTTAGTAGACGAGCGGCTTGACGATGGCAGTACAGACATTGACAGTTTAGATGCGTTTGAATATACGATTGAACGAGATATGAAGTATCTGATTGATGAGGAATAGAAAATGTTTGATGGAATTAAGAATTTTCTGAGGAGGATAGCGAGAATGTTTGGCTATACACAATTAAAAAGTATACTTGGTACGGATGTGGCATTATCGCAGGGAATGATTGATGCCATCAACGAGTGGAAGTTAATGCTCGACGGAGCGGCAGGCTGGACTAGCAGCGATGTGCAGTCTCTTAAGATAGAGCAAGGTATCTGCCGTGAATTTGCAGATACCGTACTGGCTGAGACGAAAACATCTATTTCCGTACCGGCACTGGACAAGATATATAAAAAACAGCTTACACTTTTAAATGAGCACTTGCAGGATGGTCTTGCACTGGGCTCTTTTTGTTTGAAACCATTGCCGGGTGGAATGGCAGAGTTTATTACCGCAGATAAGTTTATACCGGTTCAGTTTGGAGACAATGGCAGACCAACCGACGTTGCATTTCTTACAGTGAAGCGTATCGGTGAGATTGATTATTATACCAGAGTAGAACGGCATACCGTTGCAAATGGAGTACTTACAATCTCAAACAGATGCTATCACTCACAGACACAGGCTGATATTGGACAGGAATGTTCTCTTGAAGAAGTGGGAGAGTGGCAGAACATAGAAGCCGGTCCGGTCAGTTATCCAGGAATGAAACAAATGGATTTTGGATATTACAGGAATCCACTTCGTAACAATGTAGATGCCAGTTATTGCGGTGTATCGGTATATGAATCTGCAAAAGAGCGGATTATGAAAGCAGATATTCAAGCAGCAAGACTTGACTGGGAATACAATTCCGGAGAACGTGCCATTCACGTGGATGAGAGAGCGTTAAAGCAAAAAGGTGGACGTTTCAACTTGCCACGCTTAAGTAAGCGGTTGTACAGGGGATTAAATTTAGAAGCCGGAAAAGACAGCGAACTATTTAAAGAGTATTCTCCAGAAATGCGTGACGAAGCGTTTAAACGTGGCTTAGAGGAATATAAACGAGAAATTGAATTTATTGTAGGTTTAAGCTATGGAGACCTCTCAAACGTGCAGGATGTTGAAAAAACAGCGGAAGAAATCAAGTCATCAAAGGTGAGAAAGTATAATCGTGTAAAAGCAATACAGGGAAAACTTCGGGACTGTCTGGAAGATTTTGCGGCAGGACTGGCATTTTATAATTCTATGTACACTTCCGGTTATGAGTTCTTCTGTGAATTCGGTGATTCCATTTTAACCAGTGAAGAGACAGAACGACAGCAGGATAGACAGGATGTGAACATGGGTGCAATGACCTTAGTAGAGTACCGTGCAAAGTGGTACGGTGAAACAGAGGAAGAAGCCGCAAAGAAGATTATTGATGAAAGTGTAGACCCTGACCCGATTGAGGAGTAAGCATTTATGATGACACCAGATGAAAAAGGAACACTGCCACTTCGGACGGAAAAACTTTTTTATGATTTGCAGAACCGTATTTATGCGGACATCGTAAGAAGAATCAAAAAGGCTGGTGAAATTACGAGTACGGCAGATTATCAGATAAATAAACTCCTATTGCTTGGAAATAGTACAGAGTTCATAGAAAAGGAATTGAAAGAGCTTTTAAATGCTTCTTATCCAGAAATCTGGGCTTTGTACGATAAAGTCTGTGACTGGGAATATGTCCGTAATAAAGACGCTTATGAGCAGATAAATGGCAATTTTGTACCACTGGAAGAAAATAAGACGGTCAGACGGTGGGCGGAAGCAATTGCAAAGCAGACGCAGGGTGAGATAAAGAATCTTACACGGTCGATGGGATTTACCGTACAAACCCGTGGCAAGAAAGTATTCACACCACTGGCAACGTATTACCAGAAGTATTTAGATTCTGCCTGTATGGATATTGTAACAGGTTCGTTTGACTATAATACGGTTTTAAGACGAGTTGTAAAAGAAATGACTGGATCCGGACTGCAAACAGTGGACTATGCATCTGGATGGAGAAACCGTGCACCTGTAGCGGCAAGACGAGCCATTATGACTGGTGTTTCGCAGTTGAGCAGTAAAATTAACGAGATGGTTGCAAAAGACCTGAAAACGGACAAATATGAAGTGACATGGCATGGAGGACACCGACCAGAGCATTGGTGGGGCGGTAAAGTTTACAGTTACGATGACCTTGTAAGAGTGTGCGAACTCGGAGAGGGAAGAGGTCTATGTGGATGGAACTGCAAACATAGTTACTATGCCTTTGTGGATGGGTTTTCGACAAGAACTTATACAGATGAGCAGTTAGAAAAGCTGGAAGCAAAAGAGCAGGAACAGCATGAATACAAAGGCAAAAGCTACAATGCATATCAAGCCTCACAAGCTCAACGGAAGATGGAAACGACTATGCGAGCACAGAGAGCGAATATCAAGAATCTGAAGCAGGGAAATGCAGATTCGGATACCGTGATAGCGGCTCAGGCGAGATATCTTAATACACTAAGTCAGTATAAAGACTTTTCAAAGAAGATGAAACTTCCGGAGCAGATGGAACGAGTGTACATGGATGGACTGGGGAGAGTTGTTACTGATAATAGAATCAAAGGCATGTTTCCGCAGAAAATGGTGGATAATATGCAGAAAGATTTGAACCAGTACAAGCGATATAAAGAAGTGCTTGGAGAATCCGCTGGAACACTTGCGAACTTCGGGAAGATGAAATATAATGATAGTAAGAAATGGGAGTTGTTTCAGTCTTATACCAAATCTGTAGAAAAGGGTATGGTTTCTATTTTGTCTGATTTTGAGAATTACGAAAAACTTCACCAAGAAGTTGAAAAAACAGTAATTGGCATTGAAACTGTAGATGGAATAAAGATTACAGAACAAAGCAAACACTTCATGGAACGAATAATAGGGACAATGTGTGACCCTAAAACAAATAGACCACGCTCCGGTGTAGAGGTAAAAGAAATAAGAGATGCTTTAAAAGTCCCTATTTTGATAAAAGAACCAAGAATTAGTTCAGATGGAAAAAGTAGTAAAAAATATATTGGCAGGGGTGCTACAGTTTCGATTAATCCAGACATTGGAAGATTGATTCAGTGCAATCCAACAGATGGTGATCTTGTGAGGAAAATTGATGGAAATACGTAGATTTGAATTGAACCAGGAACAAATTGATTTTTTAAAAAAAGAATATTCAGAAAATGATTTAGTACAGAAAATTTTGGAAACAGAAGAAGATAAAGTATTTGAGATAGACGTAGATGCTAAAATTGATTTTATGGATTTTATCGAAGATGAATCAATATATTGGATGGACGAGGATTACGAAGCTACACAAAAGACTATTATGTTAGAGTCAATAAGAGACGATATATACTATCAGACTAATTAAAAAGAGCGGAGAAATACAAAGATTATCCGTTTGCTCATTGAAATACCATCAGTCGAAAGACAGGTGGTATTTTTATACCCATTTTTAAGAAAGAGAGGAAGAAAAACATGAAAGCTATGTTAAGCCAGCCAATGGCAGGAAAGACAGATGAAGAGATTGTGGCAACAAGAGAGAAAGCGATCAAAGTGCTGATGAAAAAAGGCTATGAAATTGTGAACACCTTGTTTACAGACGAATGGTATAGTTCAAAAGCAATGGAAGAACGAGGCGTTGTTCAGATTCCGTTATGCTTCCTTGCAAAATCATTAGAAAACATGAGCTTTTGTCATGTTGCATACTTCTGCAAAGGTTGGGAGAACGCAAGAGGATGCAGAATTGAACATGATGCTGCGGTTGCTTATGGGTTGGATATTATTTATGAGGAGTAGAAAATTATGAAAGATTATGTAGAAGTAGATGAAACGATGTGCGATGAAGTACACAACTGTACTGGTACAAAAGAAGTTGATGGAAAAACATATTGCCGTGGATGTGGGAATGTTCAGCCAAAACAGGAGGGCGAGGAATGATTATTACAGGAATGGAGCACTTTCAGAGTGTATGCAAAAAGAAGCTGGTGGAATGGTACAACAAGAACGGTCTTGCAGATACACCAGTGACACCGCCAATTGATTTATCCAATGTGTTTGTAGTGTGGTCTTGTAAGACCTTACAGAACTACAAATGCCTAGTATCCACTACAGTTAGCGGTGATGGTATCTATGCAGAGTACACTTATAACGGAGACAAACAGGAACTGTACGAAGATGTTTATGAAAAACTGACTAATACAAAGTATACAGAAGAGTAATCATGAAGCACAGAGAAAGATATACCGTAACTGCAGAAGCTGACCGAATTGCACCGGACTGGCTAGCGGCAAGGATTAATTACGATACCGTGAACTTTGTCTACAAAATCGTAGATGGAGCAGTAAAATTGAAAGGGGTGAGAATCGGGCATGAAATCGCAAAAATTAATGATGTTATCGTGCTTAAAACTGACAAGTTATGTGTAGAGGGGCGGTGATCCAGAATCTCCCATTGAGGCGCAGGGTGATGCGTCTTATTTTTATGCCTTTTTTCGGCAGGCATTAAAGAACCGGATATATCCCATACCGCTGAAAGAGCGGTCAATAAATGATTTCAGGAGGAATGTAGCATGAAAAATATCTATGAGATTCTTAAAGAATTTGGACTTGAACTTCCGGCAGAGAAAAAAGCAGACTTTGAAAAAGCATGGAAAGAAAATTATCGTACCAAAGCAGAGTACGATAATGCAGTTACAAAGAGAGATGAGTATAAATCCTCTCTTGATACGGTAAATGAAAGACTGAAAGAATTTGATGGAGTGGACGTAAAGGACTTACAGAGCCAGATTACAAAGCTTCAGGGTGATTTACAGGCAAAAGACGCAGAATATGCCAAGAAAGAGGCAGAACGTCAGTTTACTGGAGAATTAAGTGCTGCGATCAAGAAAGCTGGAGGCAGAAACGAAAAGGCAGTTATGGCAATGCTTGACATGGAAACACTCAAAGCATCGAAAAACCAGTCTGCCGACATTGAGGCTGCGATTGGAGCAGTAAAAGAGTCTGATGCTTATCTCTTCGGCTCAGATGAACCATTTAAGAATCCAGTAGGTTCAACCGGAGGAAATGGTGGCAGTGGTGGAGTAGATGGAGTGTCTGCACTTCGAGCTGCTATGGGACTTCCGGAAAACAAAAATTAAGGAGAAGTTGAATGTCAAACACACTTGAATTAAGAAAACAGTACTCAACCCTTTTGGATGAGGTCTACAAGTTATCCTCTTTAACAGCTGTGCTGGATGGAGCAAACAACCTGGTAAAAGAGGGTGCAAATGCAAATGAAATTTTGATTCCGAAAATGACCATGCAGGGTCTTGCAGATTATTCAAAAACAAACGGATATGCGGCAGGAGATGTTACATTAGACTATGAAACTAAGAAATGTACTTATGACCGTGGTAGAAAGTTTGTTGTAGACGCAATGGACAATATTGATACAGCAAGTATCGCATTTGGTAAATTATCCGGTGAATTTCTTAGAACACAGGTTGTCCCGGAGCTGGATGCTTATCGTCTGTCTGCTTACGCACAGGTGAAGAATGTAACAACAGTAAGCGCAGACATTGCAGATGGAAAAGCAGGACTTGCAGCACTTCGTGAAGCGAGAAATCATATTGAAAATGCAGAGGCAAATCTTGCAACGTGCTATCTGTTCATTAATCCGGCACTCTATGGAATAATTGATGACTTAGATACAACTGCATCCAGAAAAGCATTGGAGGGATTTGCAGGAATCGTAAAAGTACCATCAGGAAGATTCTTCAATAAAGTAAAATTGACTGCTTCCGGAGCAGGTGGCTTTACAAAAGATACTGGTGCACTTGCGATGAACTTTATCGTAATTGATAAACAGGCAGTTATTCAGTATCAGAAGCATACTGTTTCCAAAATCTTCACGCCGGAGCAGAACATGAATGCAGATGCATGGCAGTTTAATTACAGAACCGTCGGCATCGCAGAAACTTATGACAACAAAGTAGACGGTATTTATGTACATACAGTAAAAACCGCTAGTTGATGAGATATGAAAGTAGATTATAGTTTTTATGTTGAAAATTTTGGAGGAAGTCAGGTACCAGAACGTGCCTGGCTTTCTTTGGAATTAAAAGCGGAAAAACGTCTGGAACATTTCAGTTTTGGAAGAACTGCATGTGACTGGCAAGCAAAAGACTGGGAGCAAAATGCAAAGTGCGCAATCTGTGAAATGGCTGAGGCAATGCAAAAGAGAAAGGTAAGAGGAAATATTGTATCGGAAAACAACGATGGATATTCCGTCAGCTATCAGACAGAACAGACAGAGGAAGAATTTGAAAGCCGTTTGTATCAGATTGCAAGCACTTATCTAATGTCAAGTGGTCTTTTATGCATGGGAGTGAATGAGGAATGATTGTAAATGCGGATATTACCCTTTACAACCGAAGATTAGATAAGACAACACGACAGTACATCTATAAACGTACCGTGCTTTGTGGTGTGCATTGGTACACAGACCAAAAGGTAGCGGTGAGTGATAAAGGCTTAGACAGCGCAGATTCGATAAAGATTCGGATTCCGATGACAGGGAGAAAAGAAACATTCTTAGAGCCGGAAGAGTATGCGAGAAAAGAAGATGTGACAGGTTTTTTCACCGCTTCGAATGGGGACATGTTTGCAAAAGGAATCTTAGAAGATGAAATTACAAAAGAATCCGATTTAGAGAAGAAAGGATTGCTGTTCGGAAGAATTTTAAGCCATTCGGATAATCAGAGAGGGTTAGAACCTCATATCCGGATTGGAGGTGCATAATGTCAAAGACAAGAGTGCGAGTTGAAATTGACGATGAACAGAAAATCTTATTAAAGCGTTCTTTAAATAAAAATGGAGCGGGACAGAAGTTTTTTACCCACGAAGTCAGACGTCTGTGCGTGCCTTATGTCCCAAAGTTAAACGGTCCGCTTGAAAATACAGCTGTAGAGTCAATTACGCACATCACTTACGGTCAGCCTTATGCAAGACGTCAGTACTATGAAAATTCCGGAAAGAATCGGAGCAGAGCACCACTTGCTGGTAAAGAATGGGACAAGCGAATGTGGGCGGACAGAGGAAGTGAAATCGTAGAATCTACAGCAAAATTTTGTGGAGGTAAAAGAGGATGAGTGTTATTGGTGCTATCCGAGATTTCATTGCAACGTGTCCGTATCTGGATGAGTTTGAAGAGACGTTTTCAAAGGTAGATATTGATTTCTTAGAAGAAAAGCCTACGAATTATATGATTGAAGCAGTACCAGCAGAGCCAATTGTGAAGCGGTACACAAATGGAGACAGTGTAAGACGTGTTGCGTTTCATTTTTGTAGCAGGGTATTCTGGGGAGATATGGAAAATATTGATACCTCAGAATTTTATGAACATTTTCAAGAGTGGTTAGAAGATTGCACAAGAAACAGAGAGTTTCCAATACTCGACAGCATGAAAGAAGCCCGCTCTATTCGTGCTACTACAAACGGTTATATGGTAGATGCAGAAGCAAAAACGGCACGGTATGCAATACAGTGTGAATTTACTTATTTTCAGAAAAGGAGACAGTAATAAATATGGCAGTAAAACAGAGATATCAGGAAGCAGATTATTTAAATGTAGGTGCAGGAACAGAACAGTATGTTTTTATGGGGACCGGCTTTACAAAGATTGATGATAGCCCATCCGCACAGACAACATCAAAGCGTTATGTAAATAATAAATCTACAACAAAATCAATTGGCTCTTACGATTGGTCGGCTCCTTTTGAAATGGATATGATTGAGTCAGAAGAAGCTGTGAAGCACATTGTAGACATTGGAAGAAAAGAAAAAACAGGACAGGATGCAGAAGCAGACTATGTACGTGTAGATTTGGCAGGTACAAAAACTGTAAATGGTTATCCGGCGAGAAAAAGAAAAGTAGCAATCGAGGTGGCAGAGTTTACAGATAACGATGGAGAAATTACAGGTTCCGGAAACTTACTTGGAAAAGGCGATTGGGAATTTGGCTTTTTTGATACTGAGAAAAAAACATTTAAAACAGAGGCGGGGGAGTAAAATCCCTCTCTTCTAAGCTGACAAAGGCAGTAAAAAGAGAGGTAGTAAAGAATACTGCCGAATTAAAACAGGAGGAAAATGCAAATGGAGATTAATATCAATGGAGTTTTGCTTAATTTGAATGTGTTTGAAGCAAATCAGGCACAGAGATTAGTGGAAAGCTATAAATATGTAGCAGAAGAAGCAGAAAAAGCACAGGGAAAAAGTCTGCCAGAACAGATTAATATCCAGTGCGAAGCAGTAAAAGTTGCATTTGATAGTGTTTTTGGTGAAGGAGCAGGAACTGCAGTATGTGGTTATGAAAATGACTTAATGAAATGCATTGATGCTTATACAAAACTTTGTGAAGAGAAAGATAGGCAGGAGCAGATGATGAATGAGAAAACGAATCGTCTTTTGTCTATGTATGCAGATGACCAGGAACAGGTGATAGAGGAAAAAGTAACTCCTCTTCTGTCCGTACAGGAATAAGATATGAGTTTTTTGACAGAAAAACCGCCAGAAAGTTTAGAAGTAAACGATGGGAAATATCCAATTTATGCAGATTTTCGCACTGTTTTACGCTATATGGAAGCAGTAGAAGATGCGGATGAAACGTTAGCAGACATAGAAAGATGCTTGCGGATTTTGTATAAAATACTACCACGAGATATTGCAGAAGCTGCAAAGCAGGCAACTTGGTTTGTGAAGTGCGGAAAGAAAGAGAAAAAAGGTAAGCCATCAAAGAAAATACTTGGAATTAACAGTAATGAAGCACTGAATTTCAAGGAAGATGCCTGGCTAATTTACTCTGCTTTCCGCAGAAACGATGTGTATGGCATTGATTTACATACCATTCAATATTTACACTGGTGGGAATTTATTGCGATGCTGGATGATATTCCGGAAACTGTATCATTGCATCGGATTATGCAGTATCGGATTATTGATACGACAAATAAGAGTCTGTCAAAGGAGCAGGTTGCTTTTTATAAGGCAATGCAGAGGTATTATAAGATTCAACAGGTAGAGGAAAATGAAGAGTTGATTAAAGCCTTAAAAGAGGGCAGAGACCCCTCACCTTATCTTTAAGGAGGTGGGAAGATGGCAGACGGTAAAATTGTAATCGAAACCGGTCTGGATACTAAGGGAATCGAAAACGGACTTGGAAAAATCTCTTCGTTGGCATCTAAAGGGCTTGCGACAGCGACAAAAACGATTACTGCAACATCCGCCGCCCTGTCTGGCATGGGTGGATATGCAATAAAAGTAGGCTCAAGCTTTGAAGCGGCAATGAGTCAAGTGGCTGCAACGATGGGAATGTCTGCGGAAGAAATCCACAATGGAAGTGCAGAGTTTTCTAAGTTGCAGGAAGCTGCAAAAAATGCCGGAGCAACAACAAAGTTCTCTGCTACACAGGCGGCAGAGGCATTAAATTACATGGCTCTTGCCGGATACGATACAAACAAATCAGTGCAAACTTTGCCAACAGTGCTTAATTTAGCAGCGGCAGGAGATATGGACCTTGCGACCGCATCAGACATGGTAACAGACAGTATGTCTGCTCTGGGCGATAAAGCAGGAACAGTCGAAAGTTTTGTCGACAAGATGGCGAAGACGTCTCAAAAGAGTAATACAAGTGTTCAACAGTTAGGTGAAGCACTTTTAACAGTGGGTGGTACTGCAAAATCACTTGCTGGAGGGGTAACAGAAGCGAATACCGTGCTGGGAATTTTTGCAGACAACGGAGTAAAAGGTGCTGAGGGTGGAACTGCACTTAGAAATGTCATTTTGAGTTTATCTGCACCTACTGACATTGCCCGGAAGAAAATGGCAGAACTTGGTCTGAATGTATTTGATGCAGAGGGAAAGATGCGTCCTCTAAATGATACATTTAATGATTTGAACAAAATCTTAGGCTCAATGAATGAGGGCGAAAGAACACAGGTTTTAAACACTATTTTCAACAAAGTAGACCTTAAGAGCGTCAATGCATTACTGGCGAACTCAGGAGAACGTTTCGACCAGCTGAAAGGTTATATTGAAAATGCAGACGGAGCAGCCGGACAGATGGCTGATACGATGCAGGACAACTTACAAGGAAAAATGACAACATTAAATTCTGCTCTTGAGGGATTAGGCATCGGAATCTACGAGAACATCGAAGACTCTTTGAAAGAAGCGGCAGAAGAGGGAATTAGTGCAGTCGGCAGGATATCAAATGCTTTGCAAAATGGTGGACTGGATGCGGCAGTAGAGGAAGCTGGTGCAGTGCTTGCGGATTTATCTGTTAAAGTAGCACAGTCTGCTCCAAAGATGGTCAACGCATCGGTATCTTTAATCAAAGCGTTTGCAAAAGGAATTGTAAACAATAAGAGTCAGCTTAAAAAGTCAGCAACAGAGATTGTAAATGTATTAAGCACTGGACTCATTAAACTTTTGCCGAAGAAAATGCAAGAGCCAGCAGAAAAAGGAATGGATGCTTTAAAACGAACATTTGATGCTGGATTAAAAAGTGTTGTAAAGATTGCAGAACCAATTGTAAGTGGACTTGGAAAAGTATTCATTAAACTTGCAGATAATATGGATAAAATAGCGCCTGTTACTGTTTCGTTTGTAGCTGCTTTTAAGACTTTTAAAACAGTCAGCGGACCGGTTACAACAGTTGTATCTGTAATTACGAAGTTAAGCAGAGTATCTTCCGAAGCTGGTGGAGTAATGGCTGCATTAAATGCGGTGATGAGCGCAAATCCAGCGGCAATGATTGCAATCGGAATTGGTGCACTGGCAGGTGGAATTGCCTTTCTTGCACTTAAATCAAATGAGGCAAGCAAAGAACAGGTTGCATTCCAGAAAGAAATTGACAACTTAAGCGCTTCGATTGAGAAGAACCGGAACGAATTAGATGAGTTATCCAGTTCTATTGAAAGCACAAATAACTCCGCAGAAAGTTCCGCAGCTCAATTGGAACGTCTCAAAGGCAAATTGTCAGAAGCCTTTGATGAAACTGGAAAGATGAAACAAGGCTGTGAACAGCTTGCAGGTTCTATTTTGAATCAGTTAAACGAGGCAATGGGAACAGAATATTCCATTACCGCAGATGGATTTATTCAGAATAATGAGGGTATGAAGCAGTCTCTTGGAGATGTAACACAGTCCATTGATGAATATGTGCGTAGCTTGAAAAAGAAAGCTGTGCAGGAAGCTGTAACAAACCAATATGCTGATAATTTGCAGAAACAGTCTGAAATACAGGCAGATTTGACAAAAGCCCAGAAACAGTACAATAAAGCATTAGAGAACTATATTGCAACTGAAAACGGAAGCACAAAGGAAAGAACCAAGGCAAACGAACAACTTGAACAGGCAAAGAAAAACTTATCGGATGCTACGAAAGAGGCTGCTAAGGCAGAGTATCAGACAAAAGCATTAGATGAAGTTATGGATTTGCTTGGTGAGGGAAGCACAGAAAGTATTCAAAAAGCCTTAGATTCCTACGCAAAGATACCAACCGAAGCAGATAAAGCTGCAAAAGGTGTGAAATACAGCCATGAAGAGATAGAAAAAACACTCTCTTCAACAGATTTTTCTGTTATGGCAAAAGGGTTTGAAATGGCTACAGAGGAAATTAAAGTCTCTGGTGGAAAGATTCCTGAAAGTTTGCAGAAAGCAATTTCACAGGCAGTGGAAAAACTGAATAATTTAGGACCGGCTGGCAAAAAGTCACTTGCTTGGAGTTTGTCAGAAATGATGCAGGGAATGGAAGAAAAAATTCCAGAGTTTAAAGGTACTGCATCTATGACGTCTGATGAAATTATAAAAACCTTTGCTACATATTTAAAAGATAGTGGGGCACTTGGTGATGTTGGAACAGAGGCAATTGAACAGCTGATTCAAGGAATTGATGAAGTGGACACACAGACCACTCCGGCACAAAAAGCAAGAGATGCTATTGACTCTACAACAAATCAACTTGAAACCGGCGAAGATTTCATCCGGACAGCGGCAGGAAACAGTGCAGGTGCAATTACACGAGGATTTACAGAAACAGATTATTCCGGAGCAGTGTTTGCGGCGGCAAAAGCGTGCGGAATGACAGTAGAGGAAGTGCTTGCGCATCAGGAAGAACTGTATATGGCGGCATTAACAGTTGCTCAGTCTGGCGCAACTGGATTTACGGCGGCAGACATGCCGGCAGTGTTTGGCTCAAATGCATCTGCCGCCGCATCGGCAGCGAATACATATTTGTTAAGCAGTGCGGAATCTATGCAGTTGTCAGCATCAGCCCTTGGAAATGCAGCAAATACCGGGATTGTTGCCGGAAATATGCCAGGAACATTTTCAACTCAATCACAAAGCGCAGTATCAGGACTTGTAAATAGCTTGAACAGTGGAGCAGGTAGCGCTTCATCGGCAGCATCAGCTCTTGGAAATGCGGCGAAATCTGGTCTTGGAAATATGTCTGTTGCTGGAAACTATCAGACCGCAGCGACATCAGCAACACAAAATTTTGCAAGAAGCTTATCCGCAGGGCAAGGCAGTACAAAAGCATCTGCTATTTCGCTTGGAAATTCAGCAAAAAATTCTTTAAAGGGTACTAACATTCCGAGTAATTTTACTCAACAGGCAAAAACTGCGACGAATCAGTTTGCGGCTGGAATCCGGAATGGAACAAATAGTGCTTCATCGGCAGCAAGAGGACTTGGAACAGCAGCGACAAAAGGCTTAAGTAGTGTTAATGTAGCAAGTTCTGCAAAGACACAAGGAAGCAATTTAGCATCTAATTTCGTATCAGGAATTAATAGTGGAAAAGGTTCAGCGGATTCCGCAGCGGCATCGCTTGGAAGAACAGCGGTTTCGGGCTTATCAAGTAATTCTGGTGGCAGTTATTCGATTGGAGTAAATTTCTCAAATGGCTTTGCGAATGGTATTCGTGCTGGTAGTTATGGAGTTGCCAGTGCAGCGGCATCCGTAGCAGCAGCTGCAGCTAATGCGGCAAAGGCAAACTTACAAATTCATTCTCCATCACGAGTGGGCGGCTGGATTGGTAAGATGTTTGATTACGGTATCAGTGGAGGAATGGAAGATAATACTTCTGTTGTAACACAGGCTGCGGAAATGGTAACCGATGCCATGCAGGTGGATGTAAAGTCTCTGCTTGGAATGATGAGAGGAGCAGTAAGTGAAACAGTTTCCAGAATCACGACAAACAAAATGCTTGAAAGAGCGCCACAGGCTTACGGATATGCAGCTTCTCAAAATACAGAAGTGAAACAGGAAATTAATTTCTATCAGCCAGTTCAGTCTCCGGTAGAGATGAGCCGTGCACTTAGAAAAGAAGCAAGGAGGTTGGCATTAACTTGAACAGGATAGAGTTTCGTTTTTCAAAAGGAGAAGAGACGCTTGTGTTGGATGAACCGGACTTTGGTGTAACAGAATATTCCGGAATTGAAGCAACAGATTATGAACTGGAAAAAAGCGTAAATTCGAACTTTATTGGAGAACGGTTAAAACGAAAAAAAGTTCTTTCAAGACCGATTGCTATTTCTGCGGATTATCTCGGAAATGAAGATAAATCTGATAAGCGTCAGGAGTTAATCCGTTTTTTTAGTCCGTTCTCTTCCGGAACCTTAACAGTGAATCATCTTGGTGTAGAAAGAGAAATTGAATACGAAGTAGAGAGTTTTCATTTTACAAGCCAGAATATTTATGATGTTCTTGAATTTGAAATAGAACTTTCCTGTATGGATCCAATGTTCCAGGACATTGTGCAGACTGGTGAGGCAATTTCTACATGGGTAAAAGGGTGGGCGTGGAAATTCACGCTCCCTTTTAAACTCAAAGAGAGAGGAGAACCTAAAAAGAACGTCTTTAATTCCGGACATACAGAAGCACCTCTTGAAATTTATTTTCACGGACCGGCAGTTAATCCTAAGATTGCGAATTTGTCTACAGGAGAATTTATCCGAATTAAGAGGGAACTGACTTCAGATGATATTTTGTATATCAATACTGCTTTTGGACAGAAGAAAGTTGAAATTATAAGAAGTGGAGTAAGCACAGATGCATTTGATTACATTGATCTGCAGTCTGTATTTTTCTCCTTGCAAGTAGGTGATAACATGCTTGAATATACGTCTGAAAACGGTTTAGACCCTCAGTCCGTGGAAGTACGATATAAAAACAGATATATAGGAGTGTAAAATGGAATATTATGGATTTTTTAATGGGGGTACGGAATATGGGCAGGAAGAATTTAACCGGTATTTTGATAATATCTATGAATCCGGAATTGCAGTAAATTCAGATGGTTCTATGCAGTATCCGATTACAATCTCTTCCGGAAAAGTGACAGTAGGAAAAGGGTTTGCTATTTTGAAGGGTTTTTATCATTATAATGATTCGCCAAAAGAATTTCAGCTTTCTCCGGATGTAAATTATTCAAAAAAATATAGAGTGATTTTGCAGTTGAATGTTGCTCAATCATCTGTGAAACTGCTTGTAAGAGCTGGCGGTGCATCCAGTGCTCCATCAACACCGGCACTTACAAGAACGGATTCTATTTATGAATTGTCATTAGGACAGTATAGAGTGACTAAAAACGGAGGAATTACACTTGAAAGAGATGAGAGGTCGAATAATCTTGTATGCGGTGCAATTCGTCCAAAAACTTTAACTGCTTATAATGCTGCTATGAAAGAAAATCAGCGTCTGTTTGATGAGTGGTTTAAACAACAGCAAGGAACAGGATGGCGAAACATCTATACACAGAGCACAACACCATCAGGGGCGGTGAGTGGAAGTATATGGATAAACGAATTGACGTAAGATTTTTTGATAAAAACTTGAAATTTATCGGTGAACTAGATGCTTATGAGGGTTTGGAATTTATTACACGCTGGACAAAATACGGGACGTTCCAAATTTTTGTGTATAGAATTACGAAGCAGATGAAAATAGGGAACTATATTATGCTGGATAATGACAGGAAGAAAACTGGAATTATCAAGAGAATTGAATGTTCTGACGATGATAATTCTAGTACACCCGCAACCATCAGTGGATATACACTGTTGCATTTGTTAACGCAGCGTATAACGTACCCTCCGAAAGGGCTTGCATATCATAGTTTTCATGACACTGCAGAAAATATTATCTGCAGTCTAGTAAAAGCGAATGCCACAAATGCGACAGATACAAGGCGAAATATTCCATTTTTAAAGGTGAAAGCATCCTTAGGACGTGGTGACAGAGTGTATTACCAGACTAGATACGATAACTTAGATGAGGCAGTAACCGCTCTATGTGAAGCGTCAGGGCTTGGTGTGAGTATTTCACTAATTCCGGAAAACCAACAGCTATTATTTGAAGTTTTAGAGGGAGTTGACCGTTCTGCGAATCAAAGCAATCGTCCGCCGATGATTTTTAATGTAGATTATGATAATGTCACAAATCGGGAATTTATCTCAGATATTTCTGAATATAAAAATACTGCGATTGTAGCAGGACAGGGAGAGGGAGCAGAGCGCCGTATTCGTTATGTTGGAGACGAAAACTCTGGATTAGAGCGGTATGAGCTGTTTGTTGATGCAAGAGATATAGAAGATGATACAGCACTTCCAGATAGAGGAAAGTCAAAGCTGGCAGAATGTGCCTGTAATGACACTTACTCCTCAGAAGTGGATTCTTCCCAGTATAAAATTAAGTGGGATATCGGAGATATCGTTGTAACGGTTGATCGTGAATATGCAGTAAACATGAATGAGAGAATTGTTGAGACAACAGAGACTTTTGATGAGAATGGATATTCTATTTCACCGACGTTTGGAGCGACACAGAAAACCATCTTAGAAAAAATCTCAGATATTTCCACCGCTTCTATGCAGCTGGTAGAGGGGATTCAGGGAATAAAAGGAGAAGATGGAAAAACGCCTCAGATGATGATAAATGCCGATGGACATTTGATTGCAATTTATGAAGATTAAAGGAGTAAATAATGAGTACAGTTGATTTAGGCAAAGTAATTGGTCCACAGGGACCGCAAGGAGCACAGGGACCACAGGGACCTCAAGGAAAACAGGGACTAAAAGGTGACCCGGGAGAGCCGTTTAAAATCGCTAAAATTTACAAAAGTGTATCAGCCATGAATGCTGGATATTCTACAGATGGAGTAAGCGTAGGAAGTTTTGTCATGATTGATACCGGGAGTGTAAATGATGTGGATACCGGTAAATTATATTGTAAAAGTTCAAGCGCCTATACTTATATCGTCGACTTATCTGGTGCACAAGGTATTCAAGGACCGAAAGGCGATAAGGGTGACCAGGGACCGCAAGGACCGCAGGGTATTCAGGGTGTAAAGGGTGATAAAGGTGATACCGGTGCGGTAGGTCCGCAGGGACCGAAAGGTGAACGAGGTGTTCAGGGACCGGCAGGAAGTACAGAAAGCTATATTCGCTTTGAGAAGATTTTTACTTCTACAGAGGGGCAGACTTCTTTCTCTTGGACAGATTATCAGTTTCCGTTAAACAGAAATGCTCTGGAAGTATATGTTGATGGTGTACGACAGGACGGGACGACATTTACTGAAAATTCAGATGGAAAGGGAATTAAGTTAAAAGCGGGACTTCCTGCAGGGTATAAAGTACATATCTCTGGTTTCCAGATGGTAGTTGACTTACAAGGACCAAAAGGTGACAAGGGTGATAAAGGTGATACCGGTGCCACCGGAGCGAAAGGTGACAAGGGTGCAACCGGTGCAACCGGAGCTAAGGGCGCAGATGGCGCAACATGGTTAACTGGAACGGCTGCTCCAACTACATCGCAGGGAAAAGACGGAGATTTCTTCTTAAATACATCGAATTTTGATGTGTATAAAAGAGCCTCTGGTGCATGGTCGAAGACCGGCAATATCAAAGGAGCAACAGGAGCTACCGGAGCGACAGGTGCAAAGGGTGATACTGGTGCGCAGGGACCGATTGGAGCGCAGGGACCGCAGGGGGCACAAGGTGCAAAAGGTGTGAGCATGCGCTTAAAAGGCGCATGGGCATCTGGAACCGCTTATGTCAATGATGGAACGTATATTGATATTGTAGCTTACAACGGCAGTACCTACGCTTGTGCAAAAGGTCATACTGCTTCTTCCAGCATCGTTCCGACAAATACTACATACTGGACTCAAATTGCAGCAAAAGGTGCAACCGGAAATACTGGTGCGACCGGAGCAAAGGGAGATACAGGCGCAAAAGGTTCGGCTGGTGTCAGTATGAGACTGAAAAATACATGGGCATCTGGGACAGCTTATGTGAATGATACATCTTATATTGATATCGTTACATACAATGGCAATACTTATGCCTGCATCAAGAGCCACACAGCTTCTTCTAGCATTACCCCAGCAAATGCTACGTATTGGCTCAAAATCGCTTCAAAAGGCGATACAGGGGCTAAAGGAGATAAAGGTGATAAGGGCGATACAGGAGCAAAAGGTGCGACTGGAGAAAAAGGCGCAACTGGTGCAAAGGGTGATAAAGGTGATAGCCCGACGTTTCAGATTGATTCAAATGGGCATTTAATTGCAATTTATCCGTAAAATGGAGGTAAAAAATGGCAAGCACAGTTGATTTAGGTAAAGTAGTTGGAGCGACTGGACCGAAAGGAGATACTGGACCAAAAGGAGCAACAGGACCGGCTGGTCCTAAAGGCACAGATGGAACAAAAATTTATGCACAGACATCTGCTCCAATTGGAGTAGCGACTGGAACAGTTTGGATTAATATATAGTAGGAGGCAAAAAGATGGCAATTAAGAAAGCAATTTTTAAAATTTTTAACGGAAGTACATGGGATGAATATCATCACAAGACAGATTCTGCACAGGTGGCACATACAAACTCAGATAATTCTGCAACAACAGCGGAAGCGATTTTTAACGGAACAACAGCAAAAGCAACATTAGCAAGCGGAAACACAGGAGATATCACACTTAGAAAGCATGGTAATATTGTGGTTGCGCTAGGAAGATTAAAAACAAGTGCAACAGCGGCAGGTGCAACACTTGCAACGATTCCGGCGGGTTATCGCCCGAATCGCTATGTGCGTCTCCTTGCTCCTCGATATGATTTGCGCTACGGAAACATCGGAATTAATACAGATGGAGTAGTAGCTCTTGTGAATGACTCACAATTATCAGAGACTAACAAAGAATATTATATTAATCTTTGCTGGGTATTAGCATAGGAGGTGGCGCAATGCAACAAGAAGTTGTAGTTGCAGTCTGCTCCTTGCTTGGCACACTTGCAGGGTCTCTTGCGGGGATTATGACGGCGAATAAGCTGACAATGTATCGCATCGAGCAGTTAGAGGAAAAAGTAAAGAAGCACAACAATCTGATTGAGCGCATGGTAGTGGTGGAACAGTCTACACGCTCTGCTCATCACAGAATTGATAGCTTAGAAGAATTAGAAAGAGAGGTTCAGAATGGACATTAACTTTTTGCTAGAATATATTAATTTACCAATTTTAGGAATTTGTCTGATGGTTGGCTATGTATTGAAAACAGCTTTTGTTAAATTTCCTAATAAATATATTCCGCTTGCCGCATTGACACTTGGAACAATTATTGCAATTGTAGTTAATGTGAAATCTGGAATTAATATAGATGTAGTCCTTGGAGGTATGATTTCAGGGCTTGCATCGACAGGGTTATATGAAATGTTAAGAAATTTATTGAATAAAGATGAAAAGGTTGGATAAAAATATGAAAATTAATGTACACGCAGGACACAACTTTAAAGTTCCAGGCGCAAGCGGAATCTTTAGCGAAACGGTAGAGGATAGAAAAGTAAAAGATTTAGTGATTACAAAGCTTAGAGCGCTCGGACACACAGTCTACGATTGCACGGACGAAACTGCAACAACTGTGCGTGGCAATTTAGAAGCGATTGTTGCAAAATGCAATGCTCACAGCGTAGATTTAGATGTGAGTATTCATTTCAATGCATTTAACAGCTCAGCAAATGGAACAGAAGTGTGTATTTACAGTGAAAATTCTGCATCAAAAAGCACGGCGCAGAAAATTGCGAATGAAATCGAAAAGCTCGGCTACACAAAGCGAAATGGCGGAATCTCTATCCGTAACGGTTTGTATGTGTTGAGGCACACAAATGCGCCAGCACTGCTTGTTGAGTGCTGTTTTTGCGACAATAAAAAAGATGCTGCACTTTACAGTGCTGAGAAAATGGCAAATGCAATCGTAAAAGGTATCACAGGGCAGACTGTAAAAGCATCAACTAACGCATCGGCAAATACAACAACTAAGGAGAAAAAGTATATGTTTAGTCCAGCAACCTGCAAAGTCGGAGATTCTAGCACTAGTGTATTGCTCTTGCAGGAAATTCTGAAAGCGAGAGGATATTATTCCGGAAAGCTTGACAGAAAATTTGAAAAAGAATTAATGACAGCGGTTAACAAGTATCAGATTGAGCGCATGAAGCAGGGTAAAAAACTTGGCAATGGCAAAGGTGACGGAATTTGCAGACAAGATATGTGGCAAGATTTAATTGCAATTTGATGGACAATTTAAGGTCTCTGGTGATATACTGTCTGTAAAAATATTACTAGAGGAGAATGATTGTTATAAAGAAAAGATTTTTTGTAATACTGTTAACATGCACGCTAGCTAGAAGTTTAGCAGGATGTAGTTTCTCAGATGGAGTTAAAGATGGTATGAAAGATGCACAGAAACAGGAAAGTACAGGTAATTCGCAAGAATAGGGTGGCAATGCCACCACTTTGCCACCTATGCAGACACGCAGGGCGAGAATGTACAAAGAACTAAGAACTGAACAGGCGAAAAATATTTGATTTTATGAATGTATAAAATTGCACAGAGAGTTAAAAAATGAACTTCTTACAGACGGAACATGTGGAGGTTGTGTGCCTTTTGGCAAACGAAAACCAGATGCCAAGGTAAAAATAGGCATTGATATGGATGATTATTACCATATCAGGGAGAATGCTGAAAGCAAATAAACCTTTACAAAACCGAATAATACACTGAAACAAAGCAAGACAGAAGCTGTTGATGCGTTAGAAGATAACGTGTCAGCGGCTTTTTCTTTTTATCTGAAAATCTATTAGTCAAATCTGAAAGGAGTCAATTCTATGGCAAAGAAAAATGTAAGGAATATGAAGGTTTGTGGACAGGGCGGTTATAAATATGAGACAGTTCCGGCAATTACATTAAAAGGAAAGTGGCTGGAAGAACTGGGATTTCATCTTGGGGATTATGTGCAGGTGAAATGTGAAAATGGCCAGCTGATTATCACGCCGGACAGCGAAGAAAGTCAGAAGCAGACTGAATGACCGCCTGCAGATTGCAGGGATCCTTCTGACTATGTATGATGCCAGAACAAATAAGCTAATGCACCAAAAAGAAAAGTATTTCAGGACGCACTGGATCTTCTTGCTGAGGATCCGGTGAAGAATACGCCAGTGGCTGTGAATGGAATTGTTTCTATTCCTGTTGAGGAAATACCTCCTTTTCATGCTCATCCGTTCCGGCTGTATGAGGGAGAACGCCTGGAAGATATGGTACAGAGCATCAGGGATCATGGAGTACTTAATCCGGTGATTGTGAGGCAGGCTGTGCGGAGCATTAAGAGACACGATAAGTGGCAATTGGGTGGGAGAAAATAGTTGCCCTTGATTTGCCCTGATTTTAGGTTGATATTTTAATGAATATAGTTTAATATAGACCTATAATTTAACAAATCAGGAGAGATAACATGGATAAAAAATTGGTATTTTTAGATTCTGTTTTGCTTCAACAAGATATGAGAATTAGGTTACCAAAATCAGTTTTGGTTAATATTGATGGCAAGGCTGGAGAAACACGATTAGATGTATATTTTGATGCAATTACAAAAGAGATTATTTTGAGAAATTCTGATAATCAAAATAATAAAGAGAGTAAAAAAAAAACAAGGTTAAAGGAGAGTAACAATGCCATATACACATGTTGATTGTTTTAGTGGTCCGGGTGGCTTTTGCACTGGTTTGCATGCAGCAGGATTTGAAACAAAAGTTGCGATTGAATATATAAAAAGTTGTGTAGATACATATTCAGCAAATCATCCAGAGGTACATGTTATTCATTCAGATATTCGAGAGGTAACAGCTGATCAGATACTACCTTATATTCCAAAAGAGGGAATTGATTTAGTAACATCTGGAATGCCGTGTGAAACTTTTTCCACCGCGGGTAATTCATCAAGAGCCGCGTATGATGATCGTCAATTTCTATTTAGAGAGGGAATTAGAATCGCACAGATTGTTAAGGCAAAAATGATACTGTTTGAAAATGTTCCAAATATACAAAATAAGAGGATTGCAAAGGATTCAAAAGAACTGGTCATAGATTATTTAAAGAAGGAATTAGAAGAAGCCGGGTATGGAAATTTTAAAGAATTTGTCTTGGATGCAAGCAAATATGGGGTACCTCAAAAGAGAAAAAGATTTTTTATTTTAGCAAGTAAAGATTCTCAAATTGATGTAAGCCAGATTCCGGTAGAGACGACATCGGATAGAGAAGTAACTGTGAGGGATGCATTTATTGATATACCAGAAGTTATAGCAAATACATGGACAGAGAATCCGAACTATTTGGAAGAAGAATCTGAATATACACGGTTAATGAAAAATGACTCTTTTTGGAGAAGAATTACAAAAGAAAAGAAATTACTTAATCATCTTCCAATGAACCATAGAAAAAATATATTAGAAAGATTTACGATTTTACAACAAGGTGAAGGCTTAAAGGGATTGTTTGAAAGATTAACAGCAGAAGAGTTGGCAGAATATCAATCAAGAAAGGTTATTCCTAAAACAATTTATGTGAAAAGAAATTACCGTTTAAAATGGGATGAGGCTTCACCTACAGTAACGAGTCATTGCTTAGATGAATTTGTTCATCCTGTACAACCAAGAGCATTAACAGTTCGGGAATGTGCCCGCTTACAATCGTTTCCGGATTCATATGATTTCGTAGGTGGAAAATATTTAACTGCACATGATAACAGAGAAGAACAGGATAAATACGAACAGATTGGTGATGCGGTTCCACCGTTATTGGCATATGCTTGGGGAATTAAAATAAAAGAATTATTGGATTAATGGAAATTAAAAGCAGGCAAAAGGCCTGCTTTTAATTAGTCTAGCAAATCTTCCCATTCAAAGAAGAACTCACCAAATTTTTTTACATGGATTCGTGGAAAAGAATTATTTAATTGATCATAACGATTAGGAACATCTAAGTAATAGGCTCGCTTAATTTGTGCAATAAATAATTGGTAATTGATCCATTGGTTTGGAACGCATACATCATCTACTTTCCACTTGGAATGATCTTTGCTTTCTGAGTTCATTTTTGCCTCGGATATACATGTGAGTAATCCTAAAAATCTTCCAGCACCATATGCACCATCGAGGATACGCTGTTGTGCCCATACTTCTACACAACGTTCACGGGTAGAAGTTTTTACAGGAACATCAAATTTAGGCATATTAGCACCAAGATTGAAAATAAAATCGGTAGGAATCTTGATGCTGGTAGAATCAAGTTCACAGGCATATTGCGTACTGCTTGGAGCTACATTTAAATGCCGAGAATAGATATGACCTATTAATTTTTCAAAATAGGTACCACAAATTTTCTGGGAATTTGACGCAATTAAATCAGTAGAACAACAAAATTCCATTGATATAGCATATAATGCAGAAGTTATGTCATCAGCAGACTGAGCTTTAATTGTATTGTTTTTTAAATTATGTAAAAAACAGTCCGCTTTGGTCATGGTCAAGCCTTCTTGATTCTTAACTGGATTACCAGAAGAATCAGTAGCAGGTTGATGGCCATCTTCAAAAAGCGCTTGATTTACAGGACGAGAATGTTTTTTATCATCTGAAAAATAGAAGTAAGTTTTGCCAATAGTTCCATTGCCTGGCTTAAGAATATACTTTTGTTTGGATTTTAGTTCATTTTGGCATTCGTTGTGAATGTTTATTATTATATCAGTAACTGCAGATGCAAGGGGATTTTTATTAAAAGACTCCTTTAATAAATTATATTCATTTAGTATGGGATGTTTTGTTTTTGGCATGTTCTTCCTCCGATTGTTCAATGGATTTTTTCAGTAGTAAATATGGATCAATTTTTAGGGCAGATGCAATTTTTGCGATATTATCTATAGATATGTTTCGCTGTTCTCTTTCAATGGAACTGATATATGTTCGGTGTAGACCAGAGAGCTCAGCTAACTTTTCCTGTGAAAGATTTTGCTGTAGACGATATTTTCTTACATTGGTAGCAAATATGTGTAGTAAAGACATAATGTAACCTCCAACAAATTCTTAATTTATATTATGACAAAAAGAATACAATAAGTCTACATACAATACGTCACCTGCTTATTGTACATAAGTAGAAAATTGATTTGAAATATGGTATATTATGAATTATATAATTGATTTTGGAGGGACACATCTACGGCGTTGCTTGTTGTGAATGGTTATTTAAAAAGTAAAGATTTTGCAGCAGAAGAACAGAAACACATTGATGTTGCGAATAGCTTATGGTCAATAAGGGAAGATTATACTTCCGTATTAACAGACTTTGATGCATTATCTGAGAACAAAATAATGGAAAAAAGGGAACTGCTTAAGGAGCGGACTGCAAAAGTATATGAGAATGCAATTCAAACGGATAAAAGAAGTTACGCGGCAGCGCAGCAAGCTTTACAAAAAGAGGAGGAACAATTCTTTCATGAAGAGGAGTTGGTTAATATTTTACCACAGCATTTGCGCCAATGATTTTAGTTGCCCAGAAATCTATGAAGATAAATAATGCTATATTTTGAGGATTGTTATGGACAAGTTGATGCCTGAGCAACGCAAGAAAAATATGCGGAGCATAAAAGGAAAAGATACGAGTATTGAAATGATATTAAGAAAAGCCTTATGGAAGAAAGGATATCATTACAGGAAGAATTACAAAAATCTTTCTGGGACGCCAGATATTGCGCTCACAAAATATAAAATTGCCATTTTTTGTGATGGAGAATTTTTTCATGGAAAAGATTGGGAAATTTTGAAACCGCGTTTTGAGAGAGGTAAGAACAGTGATTTTTTGGTGACAAAGATTTCTAGAAATCGTGAGAGGGATGAAGAGATTAATAAGAAATTACTGTTTATGGGATGGATAGTGATTAGATTTTGGGGAATGGACATAAAGAAGAACACTGATGAATACATACGGGTTATTGAAGAAACTATATTTGATTTGAAAGTATCTGAAGATACGGGTGAATAAGAGGTAATGGGCATTTAGGATGCTGGACAAATGATAAAATGTTGGTGAGGTAAATAAAATGAATGAATGAATATGTTCTGTTGACATATTATGCGGAATATCTTAAAAAGATACGCAAGGTATCTGATTCGACAATTAAACATTATCAGCAGGCAATGCGATATATTTCAAAATTTCTTGTTGAGAAAGAAAAAATTAAACAATCAATCTATGAAATTCAGAATTTGGACGAATTAGTAATCATTAAGGAATACTTATATTCAGATCCGGAGTTTATTGAATTAGATACACGGGGACATCGGATGTACAGTGCGGGGTTTAATAATTATTTTAAGTTTGCTAATGGTAAAGGATTTGAAAATATTCATCAACAAATAGGGGTTATGGATATTGAAATTCCAGCTACAAACAAGCAGCTTCTTGTTGTGGATAAATGGAAGAGATCATCAATAATTAAAATGCAGTCCATAGAATCAGCAGGATATGAATGTGAAGTAAATCCAACACATGTAACATTTACTGATAAGAGTACAGGAATGCCCTATATGGAAGGTCATCATGCTTTGCCGATGAAATGTCAGGACAGATTTAAAAGTAGTTTGGATATTTATGCCAATATAGTTTGTTTATGTCCAACATGCCATAGGTTATTACATTATGGTATTGCATCTGAAAAAGCAAATGTTATAGATAAAATATATTATGATAGAGCTGATCGTCTTGCAGCAAGTGGCATAAAAGTTGGAAAAACTGAATTTGAAAACTTGATGGAATGTTAATCTGTATTGAAGAATTAAATAAGGAGAATTATTTTGCAATCAGAATTAGAAGACATTATTAAAGAACTACTCTCAAAAGGATATGAGGGAGGCTATTAGGATTATAAAGAGGACTATACCTCATGCAAAGAAGATAAACTGATAGATATTGTTTGTATGGCAAATAATATTGAAGGAAGAGACGCTTATTTGATTTATGGAGCTGATGATAATGGTATAGTAAAGGGAATTGAAACAACAAAAGAACCAAGATATACAACAAAAATGGTTACTGAGTTCCTTAGGACTAAGCCCTTTGCAGGTCAATATGTTCCAAAAGTTTCAGTACAAGTGCTGAAAATAGATGGACATGAATTGGATGTGCTGACAATTCATAGATTATATAAAAGTTCTGATGAAGAATGAGAACAGTACATATATCGGAAGTTCTGCAGATGTATATTCAAAATACAGAGAGATATATTTTGAATCGGTATTCAAAAGTACTATCGGTTTCAAATGATGATGTTGTCGTGATTATAGACGGAGAGGTGATTGCGTGAGTAAGGTTTGGACTACAAGTGATTTGCATATTGGACATAACAGAGAGTTTGTTTACGGATATCGCGGTTTTGCATCTTGTGAGGAACATGATGCAGTATTGGTTGAAAATTGGAATAGTTTAGTTGCTGAAGATGATATCGTATATATTTTGGGTGATGTAATGCTAAAACATAACCTGGAAGATGACGATTTTAAATATGGGTTATCTGTATTGGAAAAGCTGAATGGGAAGTTAATCATCATTCGAGGAAATCATGACAGTGAGTCTAAGATCGAAAAGTATAAAATGTGTGATAATGTCCTGATGGCAGGTGATGCAGCACTATATTTGGATTATCCGGAAGTTGGCAGTTATCATTTCTATTTATCACATTACCCGACATTGGTGGCACATGAAAAATTGAAGCCTGTAAAAACTGCCTTGATTAATCTTTACGGGCATACGCATCAAAAGGAGCATTTTTACAATGAACATCCATATATGTATTGCGTGTGTTTAGATGCACACGATATGAAACCAGTGCTGATGGAAGATATAATCGAGGAAATTAAGAAGAAAAGATCTGCTTATAGAGATGGCATCCAGAAATAACAATGCGCAAATGTGCGGACAATCTTGGGAGCAGTCAGTCTGCACTGAAGACCTGGATGAAATCGGCAAAAGAACATGAAGGAAGTATTCCAACCCGTGGATCAGGCAATTATGCAAGTGATGAAGCTAAAAAAATTGTACGGCTGCAACGAGAATTGCGCGATACAAAGGATGCATTAGAAGTATTAAAAAAAGCAATCGGTATTCTGGGAAAATGACAAAAACTCTATATTCTTCCACATCAAAGTATGTGGAAGAAATCACTAACTTTTCATTGCGATAGAGGATACCAATATGTATTAGAGGCATTTCACAAAGCGACTATAGGAATGATTCACAGTTATTCCAAGAAAGCCTATCCGTGGGATAATGCTTGTATAGAATCATTTCATGCCCTTTTAAAGAGAGAATGGATTAATCGTTTTAAAATATTTGATTACACTCATGCATATAAATTGATTTTTGAATATATTGAAACATTTTACAATACAGTTCGTATTCATAGCCATTGCAGATATTTATCTCCCAACGACTACGAGAAACAATATTTGAGAAAAGCAGGAACAACTACAAAAGACATTGCGTGCTAACAATTACATAAGAGAGAAATTGGTTACATTTAATTTGTATTTTTTCTTGACATAGGACCAAGGAGTAAATACGATACCACAAAAATAAAGAATGGGAGGTATACCACAGTGGCTGATATGAAACAGATACACGATTTCGCTGTGAAATGGTGCGATAAGTTCAAAGACCAGAGCATCGACTACATAGAACTCGTTGACCACTATATGGCTGACGATTGTGATGCTCTTGGTTTCGAGATGGACTTTGGTCATGCCTTTTCAGAGAAATACGGCAATGTAGCAAACAACCATGAGGCTTTGGAGAGGATTATCGATGATGTGACCGATATTCCCTTGCTTGGTTCTGCAATCTATTCCCAATGGCGCTATTTCAATCATTGGGCATATACAGGTGCAGAAATCTTGGAGCCGAAAAATCGTGCGTGGTTTATTCTGGCATTAAGCAGACTGGCATTGCTGTCCGGGGAGAATCCTTTTATATTCCAAGGCACACTAAAGAAGATACGTATCGTATCAAATAATATCTGCTATGGACCTATGCCAGAATCTGATGAAGAGGTAGAGCAGCATCTAACCATCAATAATGAAGGGCGTGTTTGGTTTTTCGGATACAACTTTGGTCGTTGCGGAGAACGATACGAGAAAGCCAGAAGTAAGAACTTCAAAATTGATAAGTCAGCGGCAGACAAGTTGTTTGGTGCAATCGCAGCTTACTTCGGTAATGAGTATACAGAAATTTTTGCTACGGATATTGGTGATTGGATTATGGAATTGACCAATACCGAAGGCGTCACATATAAATTCAGAGGCTCTTTGTGTGCTGACTTCGATTATGAAGGTACAGATTTATCAGACCTTGTCCGTGATACTGTTGGTATTGATGATTTATATGTTTTTGATGGGAACTGTAAACCGGACGTGATAAATAAAATCACTCTGGATTACCACAGGATCACAAAAATAAAACCTGGTCAGAAACCAGAAGACGCAGACTGGGAATTTGTAACCTGGGATTATACCGAGCGGCTGACTATCGATAGAGCCACGGAAACATTGGAACATATTCAGAATATTGGCACTGGATGTAAGGTTTCTCGCAAGTATGAAATTGAAGGCGGAATTGAGAGCTTGCTTGAAAATTTCGATGTCGAGGACTTGTTTGCCCACATTGAAGGAAATCCCGATGATGTGATAGATACACCAAACGAAACAAAGTATTACACCATAACAATTGAGTATAAGAAAAATCCGAGACGAACCATTACGGGGAGCTACGATAAAAATGGGTTGCCAGAGGATTTCGCAGATTTTGCAGAAACAGTATTTGACTTCATTCGTTTCTACGGGTTGGGAGAAATCCTTGACCCATCGGTCTACGGCAAAGCAAAACGCCGCAAGTCGGAATACATCTTTTGCAGCGTTATCTTTGACGAAGGATATAAGAGTTATTATTATCTGACCGAAGATGACAGCATTGAAATCGGTGATTTCGTGCTTGTACCCGCAGGCAAGGATAACCATGAGGCAGTTGTAGAGGTAGTGAACATCGAATACTTCGATGAAGAGAACGTTCCGCTACCTGTCGAAAAGACAAAACGAATCATCCGAAAATGTACAGACGAGGATTTTGATTTGCCGCAAAACTAAAAATAGTTTGTTTGCAAAGCTTGTTCATCGGGAGGCAAAATAATGGGAGAAACACAAGCGAAATATCACCATTTGATACCGCAAACGTATATGTCAGCCTGGGCAAATGACGCAGGTACATTAGAGGTAGAGTTTTTAAGTAATCCAGGGGCTTTTGAACCCAAAAACAAAGACAATATTGCAGGTATAACAGATTACCATTCTATTATTACAGGTACAATAAGAACATGTAATAGCGGAAATGAGGTATAGTTACTTGCAGG